CAGACCCCTTAGTTGAAATGACATCTGAGTTTCCACTCTTTGCGCTAGCATTATCAATTTGCGAAAGTAATAAGATAGGTACTCCTGTGCTTGCAGAAAAATCTTGAAATTCATTTGATGCGTCTGTAAATCTATCATAGCGAGAACGTGCATCTTTTACTTTTATATGTTGAAGATAATCTACTACAAATAAATCTACTGGTTTTTTAAAGTGTTCAGAATAAAAAGTCTGCATAATTTCATCCAAGTATCGTTTCTTTCTATGAATTGTTAGATCACAATCGTACAATCTTGCTTTTGCGTCAATTTCTTTTTCATTTGAGATATTATACCCCTTAATGACTGATATTGAGTTTGTTCCTGACATCATTCCTATAAGTCTGGCTGCAAGATTTTCTCTATTCATTTCAAGGGCTATTAAACAAACCCTCTTGCCTTGTTTCAATGCGTTTTCTATAACATTAAGAGCAAAGAATGTTTTTCCAACTGATGTGTATGCGTTTACTAACCACATATAACTTTCTTGTATCCCTTCTGTCATTTTATCAACTTCGCTAATCCCTGTAGGTATCCCAATAAATTCATTTCCACTTTCTAAGTGTTTAATGTTTTTCTCTTGCATTTTTTCCAAATCTCTAATAGCAGATTTAATAGATGAATCTTCTGTATTATTTTTATATAAAGATACAAGTTCCTGCATAGCTTCTTCTAATGGCATTCCATCTGAAATTTTAGCTCCTAATATTTTCATTTTGCAGGAATTAGAAGACGCTAGTATTTTTTTAATATAAGATTCAATTTTATTAGCAGCTTCAAAGTTAGCAAATATTTCAGCAGCAACATAATAATCACCAATTTTGTCTGCTAAAGTTACAACAGTTATATCTTCTCCTTTAGTTTTCAGTTCAATAAATGCTGAAAATATATTACCATTTTTTTCAAAATAAAAATCAGTAGACTGCAGTTTATCAGCAACCTCTAAAATTATATCTTGTTTGTTTGCTAAAATTGATAGTAATGATTTTTCTATTTTGTTTTGCATATTATTGATATATTTCTTTTTCTTCTTCTACTGAACTTATTGTGTTAGTTGAAAATACTTTATTGTCTACCTCTATAAACTTTGGACAATTTTCTGACATCAACGCTTCTCGTAGTTTAGCTCCTTGTTCTTCTGTGATAAATATTCTTTCCCTATCTCCTTTAAAATAAATGAAGTTCTTTTTTACTATGTGACTCATAATTTTAATCCTCCTTTCTTATTAGATATTAGTTTTCCTTGTTGGTATGCCATAATTGTATTTTCTGAAAAACATGCTTCTAGCGTGATTGTTAAATCTTTAGCTTTATCACTTGCAAAATATTTATCCATTATGTCATCCCAGTTTTCTTTTTTGTATTGTTTATATTTACTGATATTTTTTACAATTCCACTAACTGAAAAAGTACCTCCCTTAAAATGTAACCCTTCTCTTTTAAAATACCTTTCATCAAACCCATACCCCAAAGAAATAACCATTCTTCCAAAATCACTACCTTGGTGTTTTTTTTCTATTTTAACATCTAGCGGGCTAGGTGTTCCTGTTTTAGAAAAATCTCCTAAACCAAGCTCTCCTGATTCTAGTAAGTCGTTCATAGTTTTTTTAAGTTTAATTTTTCTTTTAGAGAACATATTTTCTTTTGTATGTAAGCTGTTGCTTACTAGCAAATTGTTCTGTTGCTTACTACCTGTTGTTCTGTTGCTTACTAGTAAGCTGTTGCTTACCCATTGGGAATAATCCTTATTAAAAGCCACTTTTAGCCCATTCATTACTAGTAATCTCTTGCTTACTAGCAACTGCTTAATTTTAGAAACGTACCAGTGGGAAAATCCCGTCATTTCTTCGAGCTGCGAAAGGGAAATCCAATCTTCTTTTTTGTGCCAGCAATATGTTTTTCTCCACACTGCAAACAAAATCCTAAATTCTCCTCCATTTAGTTCTGTTTTTGCTAGAATTTCTACTAGTTCATTTGCCAGATCGAGATGACCATTTTCTTTTTGGGGTGATGCCATTTTATTTTTCAAACTAAAAAAGGATAGGTGAGTCTTCCTAGCCTTACAACGGGCGGATTGCGCATTTGAATAAAAACGCAATCTTTTTGGAAATCTCACCAATCCTTTCTTCGTTTGTTGTAATATTTAATATTAAGTTTTCAATATAATCCTAGTATACACGAATCAAATAATATGTCAAGCATATAAAAAAGCCTCAAGGGTGGTCGAGGCTTTTTAAATCTATTCTAATTCTTTATTGGCTTGATAATAAACATTTATTGTCTTGCTTATTCTAGCCAAAACAACTCCTAACAATGCTGTCATCTCTGGGCTTAGGTTAAATAGTCCGAGATTTTTGGCTGTGTAGTCGACAATGAAAGCTATTGCCATCATTCCTACATTCCATGCCATGCTTTTTAAAAACTTTTGATACGGCATATTATTTTATATTAAAAATTATTTTTATAAGATATTCCCAAAATGTCTGTTTTGGTTGTTCTTGTGGTTGAGATTGTTCTGCTGGTTCGTTCTGTGGAGCATTATGTGCCACTTCTACGGGTTTTAATTCAACTTGTGGTATAGTTACTATACTTTCAGTTTTTTCTTCAACCTTGGAGCTTACAACGCTTTGTTTTGTTTCTTCTTTGGGAGTAAAAACTCTATACGATACTACGTTGTATGGGTTCTTTTTCCAATCTGGCATAAATTTTTTGTAAATTATTATGCCTTAATTATAGCACTATTTATCAAGGGGGTCAATTATTGTTCCGTCTTTTTTTAGCATGTAAAAATGTTGAGGAACGCCTTTCCCTCGATAGTAATTTGTTTCTGCAATGCAGGTAGTTTTAGGGTTCTTTGTCTGTTTTACGTAATTTAATCCAAGTTTAGCAGAAAGTTTGGCTAAATCAAGCATGCAACCATTAACATAAAGTCCCTTTTTTATACAATATTTGTTTAATTCTAGCGGTGTCATTTTAAAATCTATTAGGCGTGGAAATAAATTACAACATGAAGTAATAAGGCATCCAGCACTTTTGATAGTTTGGGTGCATGTTCCTAGTTTATCTGTGTAACTTTTTTGTGAGTAAAATTTCATATATTATTTTTTAATTGTTCAACTCTATATTGTTCTATTGCATTATAATCTCTTTCTCCAATTCTACCAATCAAAGCAATAATGAAGTATAATAAAACACCAAACAGCACACATGCTGTAACAAAATAACACAATACAGATATTAGCAATTTTATCCATTTTGTATCAATACTTCTTATTTTAAAAAATTAAACAGTGTTCAATGAAATCTACATCCCCCTCTTATTAGGGGAAATAAGCGGAGGATAAAGACCTCATTTCGGAAGGCAGCTTTTTTAGGAGCTGCCGAACCTTTAAAAGAATTTCTCAATGAAACAAATCTCCATGTTGTATTTTGGGCATCGTGTTTTTCCTACTCCGACACCAGTCTGATTTTCTCCGTTGTTTTCGCAGTGAGCATAAATCATTTCTTTTTGCCCATGATGCGGATTCTTTTGTCTGTATCCATGAACAACGAGTGTGCTTCCGCAGCGATTGCAATCTACTTTAAAATTTGCAATAACTTCATCGAGGCTTCTTTTTTTGAAAAGAACTACTGGCTTACTTTTTTTTCTTCTCATACCACCTCCTCATATAATTGGTTTTTTTGTGTTTGTATTTAAGTTTCTTCAACGACATTTTAATATCAAACAACCACCAATATAAAAGACACATAATAACCTCCTATGCTAAAGTTCGTTTTCTTGAAACGTATTTAGGAAAATTCATACCCTTAGATCTGTTTTTCCAGCTTTTTGGAAGTTCTTTAATTGATTTTTTAGGTGTTACGCCAGCACGTAATCTTACTTTGTTTTTTAAAGTGACCATATTATTTTATGTATTCTTCAAATTGCTTTTGGTTATTTAAGTCTATTTTATAATCAATTTCAAAAGACAATGCAAAAAATATTGCTATTTGTATTAAGATAAGTATTGCTATATTTTTCATTTGTTTTTATTAACATCTAAAACTGATTGTATTTTTTCATTAAACTCTGATGTAAGTTCATATTTAGCAGATTCTATTCTATAATATATTAAGATAGGAAGTAATGTATAAGCTACCATAAAACCTCCTGCTACTAAATACCTCCATTTTTCTAGTCTACTAACATTACCATTAGTATGGTCTTGTCTAGCAATTATACCTGCATGGTCTTCCTTATTTTCCTTGTGATTTTCTTCTTGCAACTTTATAATATTATTCACCCTTTCTAGGATTACTTCTAAACATGTTTGTTCCATTTTGTTTTGAGGAGTTTTTCTACTTGCTCCTTTTTTTAATTTATTATACTACCATACAAATTATTAAAAGTCAATATATATTATTAACCTTATTCTATCCAACCCCTAACTGCTCCGATACAGACAGTTCCACCAGAATCATAATCTCCCTGAACAGACAGTTTTATATCTGTTTTCGCAGGAAATTTTGCAGGTACTTCTAGGGGTCTTGCAATTTCATTGTTAAGTGACAAAAATTCACCAGCGGGGAGAAAAACTGTTGAATTAAACAGTCTATATTTAGGTGTAAAAGTAACAGCATTAAGTTTCAAAGCGTTACCACCAGCACCACTAGCCACTGTGATACTTGTTAAATATAGAGTTTTACTAGCAGGTACAGTATAAACTAATGTTCTACATGCGGTTAAACCTATACTTATAGAACTATATGTTATTGTGTTAGCAACATTTTTAATTGTTATTTTACCAACAGCCACACCAGCAGAACCAGCCTGTGTTGCATAACAATAATTTATTCTTAAAAAACTTTTTGTAGTGGTTACTATTGTAGTTCCATCCATTGTAACTTCTTCAGTTTGTTCAGCGTAATTAGCATCTAAGCCTACTATCATTATCTTTTCTATTCCAGTACTCCCTAAGTCATCACTTCCTGAAGTTGAAACTACATGAAATTGAATTGCTGACGGAGGAAAAACATACTGACTGGCAGTACCTCCTTCTCCATCCCAAATATCAACCAACGAATTATTTACTCCTGTTACTCTTCCGAATTTTGTAAATGAAGTATGACCAGTGATGTCACCTTCTGCCATTGCAAGAAGATAATCTTGTGAACAAATTTGTGGAGATTCTGCATTAAATTGCAATCCTTTATATGTTTCGGTTGTGATATCGTAAAACTTTCCAACTCTTGAAAGTTCAGTTGTCTGATTTTCAGAAGTAGCAGCATTAACTTGAACTCCATCATTAAAAATAGAAACTCTTTTAACTCCCTTTGATTCTGCGTATCCTAAATGTTCTGCTCTCTCTAGGTCTGATGAGGCTATCTGGTTACTCATATTGTTTTAATTGCTCACGAATTATGTTTTGTCTTTTTTCTCCTTCCATATACTTATCAGAAAGCTGTATGTGATAATAAATCTTATCTAATTTAGAAGTAGCCCAACTGTCATTTCCGATTTTTAGTGAAAGTTCTTCAAACGCTGGATAGTCCATTCTTTCGGCTATAAACGCTATCTTGTCCATTACGTCATCATTATATAGGCTTTCTTTCATATCTAAATGAGAAAGCATTTGAATATGCGTAAGGTTTGGTGTTTGTTCTATCGTTGGTACTTCTTCGTGTTGTGGCAGTGGTTCTCTTGGTATTTCTTGGGTAAGTATTTCCATAGTTATTTTCTTACTGGCTTAGGTGGATTAAATTCATACTGTGTAAATACTTCTTTTTTAATATCTTCTCTTATTCTCACAAGTTCTTCCAACCTTTCGTCATTATCCATATTTTGATATTCTTTATCGTCTTTGAGTTTATCATAGGCTTCATTTCTTTTCATATTATATTCAAAGTTTGCTTTTCTTACAGTTTCTAATCCTTTCTCTTCTAAAAACGCTTTCTTTTCTTTTGATGTATCTGTTTCCCATTTTTCATCTCCAGCAAAAAACTCTGGTGCGATAGCTACAAATCCAGTTCCCAAATTAAATATTGTCTGTTGTATTCTTTCTAAATTTCCTTCAAACGCTGGGTCTTTTGAAGCGTCTAAAACAGCGTTGTAATACATTGGAACTAACTTATCTTGAGCAACTTTTTTAGGAGTTAATTTCTCACCAATAGCATCTTGAGCATCGTCTAATAAATCAACAATTAGTGAAGCGTGTGGAGCTAACTTCCCTCTCATAAAATTAGCTAATAGTTTAAGCCTTGTTTCTTCTGTAAATTCTCCGTAATATTTTCCAAGTTCTGTCTTAGTGTCAGTTGTTGATGTTTTCTTATAACCTAATAATTGTTTGGCGGCTAATCTTACAATAGTTCCTCTGCCAAAAGTAGTATCGTAATACGAACCTCCTATCCTTATTTTTCCCCATTTATTTCCTGCTGGGTTATATTCTGTATTCTTAGTTCCAAAAGCGTAATCTTTAAGAGCAGATAGTCCAGTAAACCCAGCCATTATTCCAACTAAACCAAAATAGTTTTTAATTGTTTCTTTTCTAACTACTGGATTTGAACTTAGCATTCTCCAAGGCAAAATTGATTTTAACCCAGCGACTGTATTTCTTGAGGAAAAAAACACCCTTGATAAAACCGCATTCAATTTTGGGTTTATATAAGAACCTCCTGTATGGTCATTTATTTGTTGGGCTATTTCTCTAGTATTAACTTGTTTTCCTAAAAGTTTTGATGATTCCATCATTTTCACATACTCATCAAATCTTAACCCTGTTAAAAAAGCGGATTGCGACCTTTCAACTTTTTGCATAGCTCTGCCTATTCCTAAGCCTTGATACCATTTTCCTTCTCCTATCCCATAAAGTTTATCAACCAAAATAGAAGCAAAGTTATCTTCTTGTTTACTTACTCCTCTACCAAAAATTGTAAAAGTTAAATCATCTTTAACCGCTTGTTTAAATAGCGGATGACCAATTATATCCGCTTGTAAGTTAGCATATCCTTCTGGTGTTGATAATTTCTTAAATAAAAGTTTTTTAGCATTTTTCCAATAAGACTTGCTCGCCATTTTCAAAGCACCCTGAATACCCATAAAAGAAAGTTCTCCAGTAGCCATAAATGTTCTAAAAACACTTGTAGTCAAATCTAAAGCGACTTCTCCCATTAACTGAGCATACTCTTTTGTTTTATCAAACTTGTCTAATTCAGAGGCGCTGATTGCTTTTCCTCTGGTTATTATTCCTTTGCTTCTAATGGGATTTATTCTTTCCTTTATACTGTCGGTATATTTTCCTATTTCCATTAAAGATTTTCCGTATTCCCTTCTGTTTTCTGGCGTTGGATTTTTATCTCTTAACGCTCTTTTACTGGCGACATTTTCCCCAAGTTCTTGAAATATATTCATTTCGTCTGAACTCAAAGATAATCCTAATTTTTCATCTACAAAACCGTCAATATTATTCTTAATCCATTTTTCAATTTGTTGGGTGTTTTCAAATCTCTTACTTCCTAAGTTTATAAACATACCAAGTCTGGCATCTTCTTTAGCTTTTAATCTCGCCTGTCCAGCTTCCTCTTTTAACTTAACAATATCTTCTATTTGGTTATTTATTTTTATTGCCTCATCTTCTTCTTTAATGTATTTTTTAATAAAATCTAATCTTTCGTCTTTAGACATAGAAGCTACTTCTGAAATTGGTTTGATACTTGTTATTCTTTTAACTTCTTTATTGGTATTTCTATCTATAAAACCTCTCAATGATGATAGTTGAGATTTAGTTATTTTAGACTCCATAAAAGCAGGGTCTAAGTTAGCTTTTACCCAATTAGCAACCTTGTCTTTTAAAATAGCCTTTTCAAGTTCACTATTAAGAAAAATAGCCTCTTCGTTTGAAAGTTGTTTTTTAAACAAAGACAACCTCTCTTCTGGAGTTTTATTTATCAATATTTCAAGTTGATTTTTATCAGAAATAGACTTGAATATTGATTTCATCTTTTCAACCTTTTCTCTTATGATACAAGATATTGACATACTATTTGCAAATTAAGCTATCAAGTAAATCTTGAGCTTTTTTAATAGTTATTTTTGATTTTGTATTTAAAATATCTTTTGATATTTTTTCTTTAGCCATTTTCTTAGCTTTATTAAGAGCTTCTGTTGGTTTCATTCCCTTGGTTGCTTTTCTTAGATTGCTACTACTTAAAACAAGATTTTTAAGTTTTAAATCAACAACTGAACTCATATAAGAAAAATGAGGATTTGCTTCAGTAAGAGCCTTAAACATATTCATTGTTTGTGCTGTTTCTGGTGCTAATTGTTTGAGTTTATTAAATGCTTGCTTCTGCATAAACTCATCTCCATCTTTTATAGACTTTTCAAATAATTCAGTAAGAGTTGCAACTCTATCAACATTACTTCCTCCTTCAGAAAATGCTTCAGATATTGCTTTCTCTGGGTTTTCTTGCAGTCTTTTAGTGGCGTCGTCAAGTTTTTTGTTTATTTCAATAACATCATATTCGGTTGCCATTTGCTTATCGTCTGCAAAACGCTTGTTCATTTTTTGAGCAGTAATAGATTTTCCTGTTTCTATCTTATGAGTTTCAGCTTTAGGTATTTCTTTAGCAATCTTCTCTACTTCTTCTTGTAGGGGTTGGGATAAAGTTTTCTTTGGATTAAGTGCTACATAAACATCATTCTTCCCATTTCCTTTTGGATAATAAGTTGAGTCTATTCCAGCATCCTGTAATGTTTTATTCCAAAGAGTCTTATAATTAGCTTTATCTTTTTTAAAAGCCCAATCGCCTATTTCTTTAACAGCATCGCTTCCACTTTTTCCTTCCACATTCAACCCAGTTGTTTTATTTATTTTAGATGCAAAACTAGAAGGCACTTTTTCGTCTAGTTTCAGTGTATTTTTAAAGTTAGAAATCATTTCCATCTCCTTACCACCATATTGTCTTCCTGCTCCTTTTTCTCCGAATAAATTAAGCCCTGGACCATAGGAAGTCCCTTTTGTTTTATTCAAATCAAAATTAGCAATATCAAAATTATCTCCTGTTGAATGATATACTTTCCTAGCTTCTTGTATAAGAGGGTCTAGTTTTTCATTTGACCATTTTTCAGCTGCAGTTAATTCTGGAGTTTCTATTGATACTTTTCTAATATTTGGTAAATTATCTTTTATTTTTTGAGCTATTTCTTGTTCTGTTTTTCCAGTAAATTCATTGTTTCCGAACTTTATGGATTTTATTGGTTGTCCATTTCTTTGAATTGTTTGTATAAGAGGGGATTCTTTAGGGGTAGTTGTAGGCTTTTTAACTTTAGAAGGCTCTACGGGGCTTGTAGTGCGTTTAGGAGGCTCTACGATATCATTGATAATAGCTTCTTTGCTTATTCCTTTTTCTAAATCAGCCTTAACCTGTAGGGCTTCGGAAGGTTTAAGTTTCTTTCCAGTGGTTTCCTCTATTTCTTTGACTATTGGGGCAAGCTCCCCAGGTTTTAATTTAACTGGTTCTTGAGCAAATGCTTCTTCTACACCTTTAACACCTTTTTCATCGAATATATCTACAATTTCTTTTTCGGTTGTCGTTCCTTCGTCTATAGCTTTTTGAACTTTAGTAAATTTACTACCGAGTTTTCCTGCGATAGCACCTAAAATTCCTCCTCCAATAAGACCAGCTCCAGCACCTATAGCTGTTTCTTTTGCAATATCCTTTATTCCTTTGTCTTCTGACATAGCACCTGTTGCACCATAAGCAGCACCAACTGGAGCCATAGCCGTACCAGCCTTAACGGCACCTTGCAAAACTTTTCCACCCTTTAATACTTGAAGACCTTTGAAAGGAGTGGCCAGTGTTGAAATAACATCTAATGCAGCCCCTCCTATTTCTCCAGCCGCTTGTTTGTATTTTCCTTGATTTGCTAATTGTCCAGCCTCATATCCTCTAAAGGAAGGTGTTTTGTATTCATTACCAAACACATTTACGCTTTTTATCTTTTGAGCATTAGGAGATTGCGGATTTCTTAACGCAACAGCACCCTTAAAAAGATTACCTATGTCTGCTCCAACTGCAGCAGTTGTTCCAACAATTTCTTTTCCAGCTTCTTTTAAGAAATTTCCTGTTTTTTGCAAAAATGAAGGTTTATTTTTTTCTGCTTCTAATCTTGCCTGTTCTTCTTGTAACTTACGCTGTTTTTCTTCTTCTCTACGTTTCAAATTTATTTTATATTCTTCTAAAATACGCGAACCAGCTCCTTTGCTTTCAAATTTTTCAGCAAAAGAACTTCTCGTTGAAGAGGTTTTTGTTTGTTTATATTTTTGTTCAAATTTTTCAGCAAATGTTGCCATAATTATTTGTCATATTCATCTCTATAATCTAAACCTAACAAGGAATCTATCATTTCTGTGCTTAATCCATAATTTCTCTTGATAGAACCCCACGCATCAGCCCAATTAGCATCTCCTTTTTTCATTTTAGATTTCCAATCATCAATATCATCATATAATTCTTTTTCTGTTTTATCATAATCATCATCGCCTGATTCTGGTTTGTAATAAGGTTTAGCTAGTTCTTTTTTCTTTAAAGCTATTTCAAGTTGTTTCATTTCTGATTCTGCTGCTCCAGCTTCTTTCATTTTCTTTTTAAGTTTCTTTTCTAGTTCTTTTGTTGAAAGACCTTTCGTTGAACCTCCAAGAGCTTGTACTTGTTTCTTCAAATCATCTTTGTACGCTTGTTTCTTTTCTTCTTCAGCAACTTTTTCTTCATATTTAGCAGCTTTTTGGAGGGCTGTTTCATAGCTATCAGCATAACTGATACCAGCTTTTCCTTTAGTAGAGGTAATAAGACTTTGTAATTGGTTTCTTTCTTGTAGAGCAATGTTGTATTTATTAGCAGCTTCTGTTTTCAAAGAATCAAGATAAGACTGTTGAGATAGCTTAGCTTCTGAAAGTGCTGCTAATTGGTCTGCCGACAATCTACTTGCCTGTGCTTGTTCTCCACGGATAACATTAAGAGCCTGAGGTAGGTTCTCTATCGCAGTTTGTTGTGCTCTTGAAGTTGCTAGTGCCTTGTTGTATTGTTCTGTTGTTGACTTTAACCCAGTTTGTGCAGCAGTTATATCACCAGAACTCATATAATAATCATACAAACCATAAGGGTCTGAAAGATTAGGAGTTGTTGTGGTAGAACTCAATGTGCTTGATACATTATCAGATGAATATACATTTGATGTATCTATTGTAGGTATGGTTGTAACTGGCGTTACTACATTCCCAGAATAAGGGTCTTTTATTTCTTCTGCCATAGTTTTATGCTATTTTATTTCTATATAAATTATATTTAATATTAAAAGTTGAATTTGCGTTATCTGTAAAAAATACTATTTTAGTTGTTGTTATGTAGAAACTTACTGGGGTTACATCAAACAACGTGAGGTTTAATGGGAGCATAGAACCATTATATAGTGTATCATAGTCATTAGATTCTATTTTAGCTATCACAACTGGTATATATCCTAAGTTATGAGTTACTTCTGTCTTTGAGAATCCTTCTACTGGAGATATGGTTACTGAACCACTTAATGCTAAATCTTTTTTAATAGTGTCTAGTCCTGAACAAAATTTAAACTGTCTTACATCTGTTATATCTGGTATATTTAAACCATCTTTTGCTATTTTTAATTTTCCACTTGCTGTATTTTTACCGCTCCCTGTTTGGTCATCTGCTGAGTTTCCTGAAATGAACAATCTTATAGGCAATTCATCGTCATTTTGAAAATATATCTTGTTTATATCGTATGTTATATATGGAGTATAAACACCTGCTTGAGCATCGGATGTATTATAAACTTCTGAACCAACTGGAAACCATTGTGTCCCGTAATTAAAAAATTCTAGTGTTGTAGGCAAATATCCTAATCCGTGGGTATATTCTGTATCAGTGCCAAGTATATCTTTTTCTTCTATTATCATTAAATTTCCTACATCTGAATCTAATGTAAGATATTGCTGTTCTGATGTTATATCATATCCATTTGTTGCGACTATCATTCTAGCCATTATATTTCGTCATATAAAATTATGTAATAGACAGGTATATTTACATCATGTGCCGCTAATGGTGAGTTTATGCTTGGGTTAACTAAAAATGATACAGATGTGTCTGTTATATTCACACTATACTGTGCTGTCAACAACATATCATCCGTAAATAATGGGTTAGTAATATTTTCAAAAATATCTGGGTAATAACCGCCTCCGTCTGTAATGTCTACTGGTGAACCTCCTTGAGTTGTAGAAATTTTAAATGCGTAACTAGCTAAAATACTTGTTACATAATAATCAGTATTTGGTTGCAACGGACTAGGCAATACACCACCATTTCCAGAATACGATGTGAATCTTACAATATCATTGACAGAAACATAACTGTCAGCCAATGTTCCTCCTTCGCTTGCAGGGTGGTAATCAACCCTAGATTCAATATAATTGCTGGATTTATTTACTGCGAAAAATTGCATAACCTGAATTTTTTTAGAAACCTTTGTTTCTCCAAGCACTTTTACAAATATTCCGCTGTCTGTTTCAAACATCGCCATTACTATCGGAGCATATCCAAGACTATGTGTTATTATTTTTTCACCATAGTTACTACCTGCTGGTATCACTAGCGTTGTTTGACCTGAAGCATAAACTTTTTGTGTAGGATAATCACTATGGATACAAAATCTCCATATATCTGTGCTTTCTATGTCTGTTTCACCTGATTTTAAAATCTTTACTTTAGCCATTTGCATCTATTAAAACTACTATGTTACCACTAGTATCTCTTAATTTTATAGTTCCATTAACAATCTCGAAACTTCCATCTCCTGCCCTAAGACGTTTAATATTAGATTGGTCAAATCCACCAACTTCTTCTGTATTTAAACCTGTATCTTCTAATGTAAACTCGCTCATTACTTTATAACTATATTACGGATTACTGGTTTATTAGTTGTGGCTGGCGTCAGGGTGGCTCTAGCTTGCATAAAAACTACATCTAATAATCCACCATCAAAATATACTCTTTTATTTATTGTATCTATAATAGGTGTTTGTGCTGTCCAATCTCCTCCGTTTATCTTAGTTGAAATTCCTATTGAAGTTCCAGATGGTAGTGAATCGTAATAAACCTCGACCATTTGTGATTCTTCGTTAGCTTCTGGTGTGTCTAACGTAGCAGTAGCATAATTTGTTCCTATTTTATCAACTCCGATTGTTTCTCCGTTAGTATAAGATACTAAAAGTTGAGAACCAGCAGCTATAATTGAATTTATTGTTCCAGTTGAGGTGTATTCCCTACAAATAGCTATTGGAAGGTCTTTATTTTCTCTATGAATTGAATAAATATAAGTTCCGTTTGCTAGTAAAGCCCTTCCATTAAGTGTAGTTGTCAAAGCATGATATGTTGCTGTATTTGTAGTAGTTATTCCTTTAATTTTTTTAAATTTCTCTAATCTTGAACCTGTCCAGTAATAAATCCATCCAGCGTTTCCACATTGAGCCAAAGTAAGATTATCTGTCTGAATAAAACAATTTATTCCAGCCTCAAACACTTCATCTTCATAACTCCAACTCGATGAATAAGTATCCCACAAAAAAGCTTTACAAAATCCATTAGACGTTGAGTTTACTGTTCCTATCAAAAGGTCGTTTCCAACTGCACAAATATCTGTAATTATATAGTTTACTTCAAGGTCTAAAGATGATTGAGCAAAAGCACCTGTGTTATCTACGCTAGATATGTCGTTTCCGTCAGCAATAAATAATGATAAGTTAAGAATAGCTGAACCTCGTCCGTTTCCATTAGCTAAAGTCTGCCATGTGTGTACCCACATTGTATGAACTCCTGATTGGCTGCCACTTGATGCTATTCTGCCTGTTGCTCCACCTGATGTAGCATGAGCAGCAGTATCATATAACCAAAATTCATCTACTTCTGTTAGGGATGTATCAGGTCTTGCATAATAGGTTGTGCCTGCTGTTATTCCTGTTGGTAAAGCTCCTGTAGTTGAAAATGCAACAGGGTCTGCTGTTGCCAATCCATGAGAAGCTAAAGTGACAACACATGGATCTGCAATAGACATTGTAATTGACCCAGTAATCTGTTTATATCCTAGTTTAGATGCAGTCCAATAGTAAAGTTTACCATTAAAATATCTTGCTCCAGTATGGGCTGTATTTGCATTGGTAGTTTCCAAAGAATAAGTCCCACCAGTTGTTCTTTTCCAAATCTTACCTGTAGTTTTAGAAAAGAAATAAGTTATTCCATCTGGTAATATTGCAGAAACACAAGCCTCATTTGGGGTTGTGCTTTCACTTGTTAAAGCTAATTGAGGAGAAGCGTATCCTATTTCTGAATGAATATCTAAATTAGAGGTTGCTGTAAAACCTGACTGTTCTGCTCTCGATGTATTTTCGCCTTTATAGAACTCTCCGTATGGTTTCATTATGGTTTCGTTCTCTCAGTCCAAATCGTTGTAGGTTTGGTACGAGTTGAATAATTAGTTGTTGGTTTAGTTCTGTTAGTTAAAGACATGATTGCTGGTTTAACTCTCTTTGAAAAATATGTGGTTGTTCCGTTTATTAAAATTGAAAATGCATTAGATACAATTGAAAATACACCAGTTTCAGCTATCAATTTTATACCTCTAATGAAAGCAGCATCTATTCCTGTTAAAGCAAACTCTCCGACACTAGTTATCATGTTTAATCCTTTTTTAAGGATTACATCTATTCCAGTAAGTGCGAATGTTCCAACTAAAACATTTATTGCATAACCAATTCCTTTTGTAAGAACGACATCTACTCCTGTTAAAGTAAAACTTGCTACTGATGTTATTAGGTTTAGAGATTTAGTTAATACATTATTAACTCCAGTTAAAACAAAACTCCCAACTGAAACAACTAGAATATATATTCCACTTCTTTTTCCGCTATCACCATAAGTTGTACTTCCGTATGAATTTGCTCCGTACATAATTTTAAATACTTGCTGCTCTAGCAGTTCTTTTTATTCCTCTATAATTCTTGCTATAGCATAAGAACTAGTGCAAGAACATGTTTCATGGTTAACATCGCAATTAACCATGCCATAGAACCCGCCATTAGCTTTCTTGCTTATAGCATTTCCTCGTTGAAATTCTCCGAATTGATTTGTATTCTTTGTTGGCATTTAGTTTTAATTTATTTAAAACAAATAACTGCAATATTGGCTGTTCCTGTCGGAGATCCTTCTTTTGTCCAAGTCAATGTAAATCCATCACTGTCATAAGATTTTACAATAGCATAATTTCCGACACTTGAAGCTGTTGAAATATTAACAATCTGCGCTGGTGAAAACATAGAGTTAGCAGCATATTGCATTATTGCTCCATTGGTCTTGCTTGAATCTGACATCCCAATAGAAAAAGGATGAGAACCATTTAACGTGGCAATAGCTATTAATGAGGTTGGTGCAAATCCTACACCAGTATATGAAACATCACCACCATCTGTTGTTAAATTTCTTGTTAAAGTTATTATCTTACTTTTTAGTCTTGTATTGACACCAGCATCTGCTAAAGCTTTTGCAGTTGCGAATTTGTCATCATCTGTTCCTGTTGTAATATCAGAACCTGCGGCTTTGACTGGAATAGCAGCGATAATATCGTCTAAATCATCAGCTGTTAAAACTAAAGATACATTTTTTGTCCCTGCAGAAAAATTAACTAATGAACCTGAATTTGAAGAAGCATAAACAGTAACTCGTGATAAAGTATCAGGAGTTGCGTCAGTAAAAACACCTTCACCTACTTCCCACTCTGATTGGTCAGTTGTTTCTATTAAGTATCTAACAGTTGCTCCACTTGTAACTGCGGAAACAAAAGTTCTAAATCCAGTAACAGCACCACCCAAATCAACAGTACCTGTACTAGTAGTAGTAGTTGTTTCTTTTATTCTATCTTTTCGTTCTAATGCCATATATTTTTATTAAGCAATTGTTAAAACTCCAGCGCTTCCATCAAAATTAATTGTGAATGTATCAGTATTTGCTAGTGTTACTGCTGAACCATAATCATAATAACCTATAAGTTTATCTCCTGTTGAATTATCGTCATAAATATAGATGTATTGGAATGGACCAACTGCTCCTGAAGCAGTCAAGACTAAATCAGCGCATACCAATTTATATGTTCCTGCTGTTTGAGATGAACTTGAGACTGTTATAACTCTTGATGATAAGTTGTCGTAGTTTATCTGAGTTAAATCAGCTAACTCATCCCAAGTTGCTGTGTGAGCGGTGTTGGTTAATGCTATTGTTAGACCATTTCCGCTAAGGTCTATTGCCTTTTCAGCTAAGTTTTCTACAAAACTATTGATTTTTGTAAATGTTGCCATTTCTTTATTTCATTTCCATTTTTAGAACTTTTGTATTTGCAAAGAAAGCTCTACTAACTGAATGATTATTTTTATTAAATAAATTAGATTGTGGACACTTGTAAATAATTACATCTTTAAACCATTTTTTGCGGGGAATTAAAGTTTCTCCACATTTACATTTTCTTACCCCGTATTTTTGTTCTAGTTTATTCATTTATTCCGTAGTCATAATCGGCATCTTCAACTTCGACAGTGTATTGTCTGTCTTGGTCTTTCTTTCGATAAAATGCCTTCATTCGACTAATTATATTTTCTAAATTTTGATTAGCGTTATTTAGTTTAGATACCATTCCTTCTTTCTCAAGGTTCTTTTCAAAATAATCCTTTCCTGCTCCATAACATAGACCTTTGTGAAATGGTCTTGGTATAACTGGTTCGTCTGTATCTGCTGAAAGTTGAGTTACAAGTTTTTCATACCAAATCTTTAATCCTGATGTTACTGCTGCTGTTGGTACTGGTTTGATAAATAACGAATTATCCATTAAGTCATATACTGGACTTCCTTGGTCATAATTATCGTTTATTCTTGCTACTGAACCTGAATCATATTCTTTTTCGTTGACATCTTCTGGCTTGGCTTCATACCAAGTAGTTCCATCATAAGTTATTTCTACTCTTTTAATCTTTAGAATATCCGTTGGAAAAACATATTCCTGTTGGTTGGCTACTAATGATGTAGTTCCAATTTCTCCTTGAAAATCCCAATCGTCCATTGATTCCAAAATTTCAGTACAGAATAAGTCATAGTAAACATTTATTGCACCATTAATATCAGCATCAGTGTATGTCGTTGAGTTTGAGTTTGTTATGTATCTTGTTTCTCCCCGTAAACTTGTTCGAGGAAGGCTTGCATTATTTAAAAACATATTTCTTGAGGAGCAGGGCTATATTTAGCCACTGATTTCTCCCCGTATGGTCTAATAATTAAGTTTGAATCAGGTGTCCATTTTTCCCAAACATCTTCATACCAACCTATCGGTATATCTTCTGTATGGGAATAACTCTGTATTTTTTCTTTTACTTTTTCGTCTGAATGAACCCAACTGAAATGATGGCATGTTACTTTTATTGTCGGCATAAACTGTTGAAATGGGTAACTGTTGTCGCAAGGTTGAGTCTGTCTGTGTTCGTAAAATCTTACTGTTTTAGGGTTGACTGCTATAACTGGCTTATGTTTGTCTACTGGGTCAAAAATATATTCGTGAGTTTTCCAATAAGTCAACATCTTTTCTATTCGGTAAGCGTCTGTGTATTCTCCCATTCCTAATGAATTTATAATTAGTTTTCTATCTTCTAATGTATAAAATTCATCTGGGTCGTTTATAATCACATAGTCATAATCTCTTAGTATCGCTAATCCCCAATCTCTTTGCATTGCTTCTGTTTCCCAATATCTTTCAATAACTTCTGCTCCGTTTTCTCTGGCTATCTTTGCGGTCTTATCAAATCCGAGATTAACTCCGTTCCAAGGATGTGTAGAAACTAAAACTAAATGTTTATCTACTAATCCTTGCCATTGTTTGATACACTTTTCTATATATTCTTCTTCCTTATATGCGACTGAGAGAACAGCTATTTTTAACATAATCTATGGCGTTAATTGTTGGTTTCCAATCTGGTGTAGTGTTTTTTACAAATGAGTTTAAAACTTCTCCTATTCTTGAATCTTCATAAGTTATTTTCTTACCAGTCGCTTCGGCTAATTCCTTTACTGTCGCCTGTGTTCCTCCACCCATCAGGTATAATCCTTTTTCCCATTCTAACGCTTTAACTATTCCATCAGTTATATCTTCAACATGTACATAATCCCTACTGGCTGAACCATCTCCATAAATTGTAGGCATTCCTTCAATAAATTTTTCAATTACTCCATGTCCACCTTTACCAAATATATTAGAAAATCTTAGTATCACATAGTTATCGTGTAAAAGTTTGATATAATTTTCACACGCTAATTTTGATAATCCATATACTGAAATTATCTCATCTTGTATTGCTCCACCAGATGAAGCGAATATAAACTTAGCTTTTGGGTATCTCTTTAATAATCTTAGTGTCGTCAGTATGTTGCATTTAACATCATATTCTGGGTCTTCCATTGAATTGACCACGCTTGCGTTAGCAGCTAAATGAATAACTACATCAGCGTCTGGTAATTCGCAGGTCAATAAATCATGCCCATCTTTTATGTCCAACCCGATAGCGTCTAATTTCTTAAACAGATAACTTCCTATAAATCCTTTGTATCCAGTAATTAAGATTCGCATATATGTTCTCTTACTATTTTTACGTTTTCTTCTCTATTTTTTCCTAGTCTTCCACACATTCCGCTGTTAGAACCTTCGTATTTATAAATATCTAAATCAATATACTTAAACTTTGCTCCTGCTTTTGCACATCTAGCCCAAAAATCCCAATCCTCGTAAAATTCTTTGTGTCCTTCCCAGTATCCGTTAACTAATTTCCATAGACTCCTTTTATAAAGTGAAGCTCCAAATATCTTATTATTATCAATAAAATCTTCAAATTTTAACTCTTTTGTTGCGGGCTTCAACACTAAACCGCTTTCTTTATAAACCAAATTACCGTAAACTATATCTCCAACTTGTTCTAACATTTTATCAATAACTTCTGGTAGTAATTCATCATCGTCATCTAGTGGTAAAATGTATTCTGCCTTTGTGCTTGCTATTGCAGTATTCCTTGCTTGTGCTAATCCTCTGTTTCTATCGTGCTGGATAAATCTTATCGGTAAATCTTTTATGGCTTCGTAAGGACTAACATCAGAACAATCATCAACTACTATAATGTCGCATTTTGTCTTATTATTTAAAACACTTAATATAGCGTTTCTTATTATGTCGTTATGATTAAAACTTGGTATAACTACACAAACTTTTCTTGAAATCTGTTTTAGGTAACCATCATATAATCCTTTTAGTTCTGGGTATCTTTCAAACCATTCTGTCATCTTATTACCACTATCATTAAGGTAATTCTTATATATTCCAATCTTCTTTCTTGCACCGCCAAGTTCGTGTCCTATTTCTATATCATCTACTATGTATAATTTATACCCTGCTTGCTGTGCCAGTTGAGATGTTTGAATGTCTGTAATTCCATACCATTGAAAAGGTATGAACTCTGCAAATCTATCAAACAGTTTAGTGTTAAAATAACAAGCAATATCTTCTACATGAAATACCTGTCTCTTTCCGTCTTGGTGTATTCTCCACATCTGTTCCCAACTGCTACCAGTCTTTTGAATTGCTGAACTTACTATTCCCTCACTTCCATCTATATTTTTTTCCATTATTTCAAAATAGTTCGCTGGTATGTCGTATATATCATTATTGAAAATTCCTACAAAATCATATTTTCTAAATAGTGGTTCTCTAAATATGTAATCGTGCATTCCACCAAATCCTATATTCTCTCTACCTAAATCTATAACCTCTACATCCTTATTTTTATAAACCTGTTCTTCTGTGCTTGAGTTATCTAAAACATAAATATCATGCTTTTTACCCTTCAGTAATGCCTTTACTACACTATCTGTCATTTCAGCCGTATTGTAACTACAAATTATTGTGCAGATTTGCATAACGCTTTCTTAAATACTTTAGATATTAGCCAAGGCTGCCCTAAGATTTGGTCGCTTTTCATTTTCTTAAATTCGTCTGAAAATTGCGAGTTATACAGCGTAAAAACATAATTATTTTCAGTTGAGTATTTTTCTATGTCTTCATTCTCAAATAGTTTCCAAAACTCATCTCCAGTATGATAAATAGGGCAAATCATTTCCTTTGTGAATACTCCAAATTCTTTAAACTCTGGGTCTTGTAATAATGGTTGTATTAAATCGCTAAATGTTGGTTCTTTATCTACTTTTCTAATCCCTTCAAGCCATCTTTTCATCAATTCATTATCTCTTTTAGCTCCAAAGAATCCAGGTATACCACAGAATCCATGTTTTTTAACTAATTCTATGAGTGGTCTTAAATCTTGCATTACTACCATATCAGCGTCTATCCAAAACCCACCATTTTCTGATATTAACCATGCCTTTAAATAATCTGTCTTATGGTTTATACTCATACCATTCAGTTCGGGATAGTCATCTTTTCCAAGAATAATAACATTCATTTTGCTATTTTTCAGACTTTCTTGGCACATTTTTATGTAGTCTGGTTTCGGTCCTTCCCAATATGTGAAAAGATTATGTAAATTCATATTCTATCTCAGTTTGACAGGCGTTTATATTAAAATCTTTGTCTATTTTTATAGTTTTTCCACTTAGATACATATCATTCAGTTCTTTCGTGGTGTATGGGTTTTTTAGCCCGTTTCTGTTGGCATTAGTGTCATTCACCCGATTTGCTGGAACTCCGAACACTCTACTGTCTTTATATGCTACTACAATGCTCTGTAAGCCCTCTAAATGCCTCTGTAAGACGCCTTCGTATATATTTGGGTTACTATATACCTCTTTTTCAGACAGAGCCTTTATTTGCGTTGTTCTGAATATGTGCGAGATAACTGATAGTGGATAACCAAAGTCTAATTCTTGTTCTCTCCAGTTAAACTTTATAAGCTCTCCTTGTTCTTCGTATTCTTTGATTGGGTTAGGCTTGTCGTTGGAATAACAGTAATTTATGTTCAGTCCTAACCTTAAACTAAAACATACAACCTCATCTGTAATCTCTTGGAATAATCCTTTGTTAAAATCTTTAATAAAAATGTCATCATCGGCGGCGAAACAAGTCCAATCGTATTTAAACAGTCCAAGCAAGTCTTTCTGAAAGTCTGTCTGTTCTACAAAATTTACCTTAGGGAATCTACTTTTTAATAATTCATATCCTTCTTTGTATTCTTCATCTGATTTATAAAGTACATCTATGTTATCGAAACATCCTAATTTTGAACTTTCTATAGTTGCCTGACACTGAATTGGTCTATTTTTGGAGAAAACAATCAGATTTAGAGTATCTTGCATATTTTTTTTATGTCAGTTTTTGTTAAATCTTGATGTACTGGTACAAACAATCCTGTTCTACTAAGTTTTTCTGCCATTGGATAATCTCCCTTTAATCCATACTCAACTGTTGGTATGCAACTAAACAATTTTCTAGCCTCTACCTCGTTTCTATCTAATTCTAACAATTTGTTGTTTCTTTCTTCTTCTGTTTTATACCAAACTGGGTAACAATGAGGGGAAAAAGCATGCCAATTCTTTTTCAATAATTTATTGTAAAGCAAAACATTATTTATACGTTTTTTAATAACATTTGCGCCAGAACCAACAATTGCACACCCAATAGAAGCTGCAATATTAGTCATTTTTCCGTTCAATCCAAACACTGGAAAGTGAAACATATTAAGAATGTCTGTTTTTATTCTTCCATGGTTTCTACATGCTCTAGCTAAAATATTTAACTCTTCACTATCAGTTAAAATCATACCTCCTTCACCTGTTGTTATAGTATGCGAAGGAAAAAATGAATAGGTAGACATATCAACCTTATTTCTTACTCCGTATGCTTCACAATTATCTTCTATAATAGGTACTCCAAACTTTTTAAACTTATTTATATCTACTTTTCTACCCAATAAATTGGCTGGCATTATAGCCAATGTTCTATCGGTAATTTCTATTAAACATGGATCTAACTGACAATTTTCATCTACATCAACAAATACTGGTTTAAACCCATTAACTAGCAGTGCATTAGTATGTGCAACAAATGTTAATGCTGGGACTATTACTTCATTTTTACATGGATAGAGAACTTTTAACGCTGCTAGAGCAACTATATCAGCCATTGTACCATTACAGACTGCTATTCCGTACTTTGCGCCATGATATTTAGCGACAGACTTTTCAAACTTTTCTATAAAAGAACCACCAGCTATACGATTATCGTCTAGGGCTTTGTTAACATTCTTTCTTACTTGTGGGGTTATTTTTGATGTAGCGAGTGATATTTTCATAGTCTTTCACGCCAATAAATTAAAAGATTATTTAAACTATCTCTTAGTGGTATTGTCTTTTCCCATCCTAATAAAGTCTTTGCTTTCGTAGCGTCTCCTTTCATTGTTGGAGTATCTACTGGTCTCATTCTTTCTTGGTCTATTTCTGTTTTAATTTCTTTTCCTGATAAGTTAACAAGCGTATCTAAAACTGTTTGTATCTTTACTGGTTCTCCAGAAGCTAGGCAGAATACTTCTCCCCATCGTTCACTTCTTAAAATTGAAACATAGCCCTTGATAACATCTTCAATGTCTGTAAAATCTCTGGCGCTTTCAAGATTTCCATGTTTGATAGATTCTCTTACACCATTTTCAATCTCTACTACTTGTTTAGCGAAGTTTGAATCTACAAATACATCTCCTCTTCCATAACCTGTTATATTAAATGACCTTGATACCATAACTTTCATTCCATAAGCTCTGTGGTAAAGTCTGGCTATCATATCTTGCGCATACTTTGATATCCCGTAGTGTGTGTTTGGTTCTGGTCTTGTATCTTCGTTTATATCTCCGTCTTTAGCACCATAAATCTCTGATGTTGATGTTACCAAAATTGCAGGTTGTTTTTCTAACTTGCGACAAGCCTCAAATAGATTAACTGTTCCGAGTACGTTAGTTGAATAAGTTTCTAATGGACTATCCCATGAAGCCTTAACATAACTTTGAGCCGCTAAATGATATATCTCGTCAGGTTGGACTTCTTGTATAACTTTATTTACTGAAAATGAGTCGGTTAATTCAATAAGATGGGTTGTTATCTTATCTGCTATATCTTTTAGTTTAAATCTATCTGAAATTATACGGATAGTTCCATGGACTTCGTGTCCTTCATTGACCAAATACTTAGCCAAGTGAGAGGCTGCAAACCCATCTATGCCAGTTATGAGGACAATCTTTCGTTCCATTGATTTGATATATTTAACCAATTATATGTATCTTTAGCCCATTGTATTTGTCTTTCTATTTCTCCATCATTCCATTCTGGTTGATTTATAATTGCATTTATGTATTTATCCTTATTTTCAGAGTCTCCAAATGTATTATCTTTCTCCCATTTTGTAGCGTCTGTGTGTATCTTTGCCCCACTTTGTACAGTTTCATTTAAAGCAGCGAAATCAGAACAAATCACTTTACATCCTGCTAATTGAGCTTTAACTGCACTTATACAATGTATCTCAAAGAATTGTGTTGGGTATAAAAATATTCCTGCCTCTAAATACTTCTTGGCTATCGCTTTATGGTCTATCATATATCCTCCCTCGGCTCTTCCTTGCTCAACTAACTTATTAAAGCGTTCCATTTGTTTATTCTTCCAATCCATCATCTCTTTGTTTTCTGCCTGTACCTGATCGTATACTCCCCATCCGTAATACCATGCTAACTTCCAAGGTTTGTCTGGTTGTCTTTTAATAAGTTCTTCAAATATATCTAATGTAGCGTCTAGGTGTCTGTCTGGACTTGATGTGTTGATTATAAGATACGGGTTCTTTTTGACCTTTTCTTCAAATAATGATGGGTCTATTCCATTAGGTATAACAGCAATCTTTTCGTCTGGTATGCTTGGAAATAGATTTCTATGAGCGTTAGTCTTAACAAATACTCTGTCTATCTTAGCCAATCGTTTTTTATTAAATTCAGCGTCAGCAATTACATCGTGTAAGTCTATAAATACCTTTGTCGAGTTTATCTCATAATCACAAGGCTTAGGATGTCTCCAAATTATAGTTACATCTTGCTTGTCTCTTACGTTATATTTCCAATAATGACGATACTTAACACCATCCCATTCTCCTTCTTTCTTGCAGTTATTATAGACAGTTATATTCCAACCTTTCTTAGCGAGTTCTTTACTTAGGTTGATAACAGCTTCTTCACTTCCACCGCATCCTTCTGTCATTGCTATCTCAGGATTCCAGTATTTTGAAGTGTATCCGCAATAATAAACTAAATCTTTACCGCTTGATTTCTCTTTTATAAAATTCTCATTGACGAAATAACACATCTTTGGGTGGGATGAAATCTTTTTTGGTAAATTGTCAATGAACTTTCTTAATTCTTTTTTATCTGTAATTTTCTGTGCTTCTTCTAAGTATTTATCTATATCTAAGCACTCTTTCATCTCATCTTTTATAAGTTTTCCCAAACTTTTTACTATTTCCTCATCTGGAAACATCTTTTCAAGTTTATTTACAACAGCAACAGCCTTTTCAAACTGTGCCATTTCAAAATATATCCTTGCCATTGTCAGCATTGGAAGCAAATCATACTCTCTTGGGTTGTAAGCTATGATTTCCTTGTCTGGAATTGGCATTTGGAGTCCTAACTCTAAAAAATTCAACGCTTCTTGATATTTTTTGTTCTTATAACACCATTCTCCCAACTTTATATATGCATCTGGGTATGTTGGGCGTAAAATCCAAGCATCTTTAGCGTATTTTTGGTCGTTTATTAGTTCAAATATCATCAAATTAGCCAAATACTTCTCTTCATCTGAGTCAGATAATTCTATGTATTTTATGAACATTTCTGAGGCTTTTTTAGGCTCTTGTTTCATTATAAGGGCATTTCCCATTAACCAGTAACTTCTGGCGTCTTGTGGGGCAGTTTTAAGCGTCTGGGTGGCTATCTCGTAGTTCCTGTCGGCACTTTCAGTAACCCTTTCGTCATCTGTTATATGTAATACCTCTATATTCTCTATAAAACATGTATCAATAGTTCTATTCTCTTTAAAATCTTCATGAACTTTGCCTACCCATTCAACACAGCCATCGTTCTTTATGATTCGGCTTTTTAAGTGTTTTGTATCGCAAATCTTGTTTTTATTAAAATGATACAGGTAGTTCATTACCCCTATATCTATGGTCTTTTCTTCCATTGTCTTGATGACATCTGGAAGATTGTGCGCTCCTCTTAAAACATCATCTGAATCAAGCCATAATATCCAATCTCCTTTTGCTTGTGAAAAGTTAAAGTTTCTTGCTTTAGCAAAGTCATTCTCCCATTTAAAGAATGATTCTTTACCTTTATACGCTTTGATAACATCAGATACTTCTTTGTTTGGTTTATTGCCTGCCTGTGTAATGCAAATCTCATCAACAAATGACGCTACATAAGTCAAACACCTTTCAAGGAGTTTAGCTTCTTCTTTTGTTGGTTTTACTATGAGGCAAAGACTTATTTTTGGCATTTTACTTTTTCTCTTAATTATTTAAGTAAACGAGTTAAGAAAACGAGTTATTTCATCTGATTTATCTCCTATTTTTTTTCTTTGACTTTCTCTAAAATTGTCAGTAACACTTCCAGACAGTCCACAACTGGTCATTGAAATATAGACTGGTGGTGAATTATTGTAATCAACAAAATCGTCTATATCCAAATTACCATCTTCATCGTTTATTGGAAATATATCTTCGTCATTTTCTATAATATTTTTCATATTAGTAACTTCTAGATATAGTGAACTCTGGGAACTTCTTTATAAACCACCTTAGCTCACTTTGTTTAGTAAATATAGGTTCTTCTTTTAATGATACTTCAAAGGCATTCATTATTCCATCTGGTAAAGATAATGGAACTCTTATCTCTTTTTCTCCGTTTAATGTTCCATACATCTTATCATCAGCGTTGCTTCGTCTAAACTCTATCAGTTTTAGAAACGATTGATACTTTTCTGGGTAGTCTTTTTTGTACTTTTCTACCACATCGCAAATGAATTGTTTTCTAATCGTCATTTTGTTATTTTTGATATTAACCTAAGAATAAAGGTAAGTAATGGGAATTTTTCAGGAAAGCTTCTAAGCAAATCCTGCAATTCATCTGTTGTTATGTCTATTTCTATTGAAAATAGACCTTTTTTAATCTTCATGTTCTTCTATAAGTGCAGATTCAACCATCAGAATACTTGTTGCAGTTGAAATAGCATTTAATAATGAGAATTTAACTGTTTTAAATGAGTCAATGATAACTGAGCAATCTTTTTCAAATATATCGTTATCGCTATTGGAATTTATGCAAATTTGTTTATTAGTTGCTCCACATATTTTTAGCATTTTTTCAGATATATCTTTTACTCTCATAGAAGCTTGCAATAAACCATATCCAGCTCCTAAGCAATATCCTAATTCATAAGCTCCTTTGACTGCTCCTAAAGCGTCTTCTAGTTTAAGTACAGCTTCGTTGCGTTCTACATCAGTATTTCGACCTATTCTTATGATGGCAATCTTTCCTTTTAGTTGAGCTATGCGTTTAGTCAGTTGTTCTTTTTCAAATAGTGATTCTTCTGTTTCTATCTTTGTTTCCAAAGACTTAACTAACCCGCTAACATCTCCTTTGCCGTTAAGAATAGTTGTGTAGTCTTTTTCTACTATGACTTTGCAAAGTTCTTCCCCGACATACGTTTCTATGTCTTCAAGCGGACTAATCATCTTATATTCTATCGGTATGATAATGAAGTTATCTATTCTCATCAGTGATATAAGCGATTCACGAGAAAACTTATTAGCGATAACTACCAATGCACCAGCTTTATTGTCTAATGCCTTTTTAATGTCAATGTCTTCAATGGTATTCACCTCATCTTTAACTATTACATAGCAATCGTCTAGTATTCGTTTGTCATCGTTTCTTAATATTTTTGACTGAGCTTTTTTAGATTCAAACTTTATTCCGTTGATAATTTCCTTAGTAAGAATGTTCTTAGATGTTTCCTCTATGCTAATCTGTGCTTCTTTACCAAGTTCTTCATAGATTTCAGATATGATTTTAGCCATATCTTGATTAAGACTTGATGTAAGCGCTAGATTGTAAACATCTTGTTTGGATTCAATCTGTTTGACCTCTACTTTGCTAAGAACCTCGTTCGCTTCTTTAAAAAGACGCTCCCGCAATTCTCTAGGGTTTTCTGTCTGAATATCTTTTATGATTTCAGATAATATAGATTGTAAAAGTACAAGCGTTGTAGTCGTACCATCGCCAGCATCTTCGTTAGTCTGATTAGCACATTGCTTGGCTAACTGGATTCCGGCTTGTTCTACTTCGTCTTTAACATTAACTTCTCTGGCGATAGAAACACCATCATTAATAATCTCTGTTGCTGTTCCATTATAGATTAAGACATTCTTTCCTTGTCCACCTAATGAAACTTTTACAACATCAACACATTTATCTATTCCTGCTTTTATTTTTTGTCTGGCTTCGTTGCCAAATAATATCTTTTTCAATTGTTTTCACTCCTCCTTGATTTTCTCGGAGTGAACTGAGAAATCAAGGGGAACAATTATTTAATTAAAATAATGTTTAAATTTATTCAGTTTTAGTCTACGTCAAAGCCGTCAGCGTATTGGTTGCTGTCTTGGTTTCTTACTTCCAAGGTCATAGCACCATATACAGCTTCTGCATCATATGCACCTGAAGATGGCATATCAAGAATTTGAGGTCTTACAAGATAAGCTACTTTCAGTTTTTCTGGTCGAATAAACAATACACGTCCAGTTGCGTCAGTACCAGAAACTTGGATATATCGGTGAGCGTGTTTAGCGATTCTACCGAATCCAGTTTCAAATACATCAACAGCAGATACGATGGTCTTCAGTCCAACTCCATCATAGGTTACCCCAGTTTTGTTAGTGAAGTCATCAGTCTTGTCAGCCAAGAAAGAACCCATATACATATCTGTTGCGACATCTCCATTTGAATTGTCCCAGTTAGCCTTCATCAATCCTTTAAGGATAGAAGCTGACCATACTGTTCCTGAACTATGAGAAGTATAGTTAGATGATTTTGAAACTGCCTGAATCACACCTTTCATTTTTGCAGCTGCTGCGCTTGATACTCCAGACACAAGAGAACTTCTGACCAAGTCATATTCAACTGCATTTTGCCAATCAACCATTCCTTTAGCTCGCTGACGAGAAAGTTCGTCTTGTGCTTGAAAGTGGTCAATCGCTCTTTGTATTTTTGTTACACTATATCTCTTTGAAACTTCTTCCACGTTGTTGGTTAAGCGTGTAGGTGTCGTTAGAGCTGTATTTGAGAAATCAGCTCCTTCGGCAACTGCTAGAGAACCAGCAGTATCGTAAGTATCAATCAATGTTTCGTGATATATACCATTTGCCTTCACTTTTTCCAATGAATTATGGATAGAGGTTTCTTTTGCTGTTAGGTATTCAATCAGTCCGAGTACATCCTCTTTAGCTGATTTATCGCCATAACTACGCAATATTTCGTCTGTTGCCATTTAATTTTACCGACAACAATCTCAATCTACTTTTTAAAATACTCTGTTACCAGATTTATTTTCGCTGTTTCAGAACCAGTTTGTTTTACTTCTTCTTTAAGCTTATCAATAGTCTGCGACTGCATCGGTGATATTCTGTTATTGGTTACTGGTGTCTTACTAATCCTTTGGCTTGCTTCAGCGATTGGTTTGAAGGCTTCAGAACTCCATGCTTCTTTTAAACTTATGTTCTGCTTTTCAGCATAAGCCTCTAGGGCTTCAAGAACTGGTTTAGCGGTTGGCACATCAATGAGAAAGTCCTTTTTAGCGATTTCCTTTTCAAGTGTTTCCACTCTAGTTAGGGCATCTTGTCCTTTCTTTTTCTGTTCTTCTAACTCTTTTTGAGCTTTACGCTCCTTGATAGCTTCTTGGTCGCCTGCAAAACTTTTAAGGTTCTCGGCGTGCTTCAAAGCTTCTTCTTTTGTTTTAAACTCTCGTCCGAAGGTTTTGTTGAGGTCTTCGAGCGTTAGTGAATCGCTTTTGCCTGCAACATCCTCTTGACCTGCCTTAGTGTCGTCGATTACTTCTTCAGAAGCACCATCTTCTTCAAAGTATTCTTCAACAGCGTCGGTCTGTTGGGTTTGTTCCATTTCGTGGTTATATTAAAAAATTAGTTACTGATTAGTTATTGTTCTATATATATCATCTTCATCTTCTTCTTTTGGTAGTTCAGGATAAGCAATGCCCCATAATTCGCTAAGCCATCCGTTTATTATTCTTATTGCCTCTTGCCTAGCTTTAAAGTCTATAACTCTGTTTACTCCATTAACAGTATCAATACTTTTGATATGTTTATGGAGAATCTTGAAAGATTCTTTGTTTAAATCTAGGAAATTTTGTATTTCTTGTTCCATATTATTGTCCTACTGCTGCACTTGGTTGTGGCATTGATTGGTCTAACGCTCCTTGTGGTTGCGCTCCTGCGACTTGTGGTACTGCGTTAGGAGAAACTGCTGGCATATCTTCTGTCATTAGGTCTGCTGGAAGTCCAAGAACATCAAATAGTTCTCTTATGGTTTTCTTGATAGGTAATCCAGCAGAAGCAAGTGTTCCTAGTATACCTTGCAGGGCAGTAGCCATTGTAGCCTTATTTATGTTTTCATCTGTTATGTTTATCTTAACTTCACATTCGCTATCAAGTATCTCATCAATTATAGGGATATATCTATCAGGACCTTGTTTAGCCAGTTCATCCATTGCTTGCTGTTTCATAAGTATGTCCATACCTGGCATAACTTGTTCTCCCATCATTATCATATTATCAAGTTGAGAGTTTACCATGTTTTCTACAAGAACTTCATCAATCTTCTTCATTATTTCTGGGTCTCCTGTTATCCTTTGTATTTCTCCTTTTCGTTTCTTTAGTCTTTTGATTATAGCTGGTAATACCTTGTTTTGCAAAAATGCTTCCATGTCTAAGAATATATCCTCAATTCTTAGGTTATATCCTTTGCTTGTTCCTTGCTGTTCAATTAAAGCGTTCGTAGCTGGTCTATTTGGTGATTGCTGATCTTCGTTAGTTGTTCCTGTAACCCTTGTACCCCAAGCGTATGCTCTGTCTTCGTCTTGGTATGAGTTTTGGTCAACTTTGCCTGTTTCAATCAATTCTACACTTGAATTAGCGTCTAGTTTAATTCCTCCAGTTGTGAATAATCTCTTAAACGCTTGTGGGGTGATATTACCTTTTAATCCAAACAATCCAATAGACGACACTCTTGAACGATTAAGTCTTGTATTAACAACCTCGTTAAGATAAGCCTGAATATTAAATAACATTTCAGGTACACCTCTACCATCAGCCCTATTAGGTACTTCTTTGAATTTAAAGTCTTGGTATGGATAATCTTCTTCTTTGATTTCATCTACACTATGAACTACTGGATTAGTTTCTATGTTTGAAATAAGAACTTTACCATAGAAATATGCATCTTTATCATCTTCGCTATTTGTTAGACACATTTTAGGAAGCCAACCAACACGCTGATATAGTTCTACATAAGGAATTTCAGTTGAGTTTTGGTCTGCATTGAAAGCGTCTGTTGAGTTTCCTACTATTTGAGTACCTTTAACATCACTCGAGTTATCGAGATTAAGTTTATCAAACTCTGGTTTAGTATATATATATCTTTCAGTAAATCCTGAGCTTTCTTTAATCTTTTCTATTGATGGGTCAAATATTGTGTTAAGTCTATCGACTATGCAAATTTCTAATTCTCCATCTTCTTCTTCTAATTTAAGAAAAGCTGTGCCATCAGTTACGCATCTTCTAAGCATTCCATTGATAGTCTTGCCAAATCTCATCTTATCCAGTTCTTCTTTCAATAAGTGTCTAAGTATCTCTGTCTTTATATAAGCTAGGTTGCTACCATTCTTAGCTTTAAGCGTTATGTCTTTTGTATCTATGTCTATATTCTTTAAGACGTTTTCAACAACCCATTCAGTAAAAGGAATGAATATCTTAGTTCTTCCTGTTATAGGGTCTTTGGAGTTCTTAAAGAAACCAAGATAGTTCTTACGAGCTTTCTTAACTACATTACGCATCATAAACTGCGTATCGTCAGTCACAAAAACAGCTCCTTCTTCCCAGTTTTGTTTCTCGGATAGAGTTATCTTTATAGCTTCTTTTTGTCCTATAGTCTGTTCCATAATGTTTTACCAGTCTTGTTCTGGTTCTTCTAAAATTAAATCTGGTTCTAATGCTGTTGATATTTGTATTTGGTAAGCTGTTGCGTCTAAAACATCATCATGAACTCCTTTAGGAAAGTTCACTTGTTCTTCTTCCAAATCTATACATTGACCCGTAACGTGGAATATAGAGTGACTTTCATATCTTGGAAGTAATGCTCTAATTCTTGTTTCTTTGGCTGTTTGGTTATGTTGAAGTTCTACTATATTTAAAAATTTATTTCTTTTCCTCATTTCTTCATCAATAAATGGTTTTATTGCTTGAAGATAAATAGTCTTTTCTATACCAATAACTTCTAGTCTAAAAGTTTCCCACAATGCGAATAGGTCATCTATAAGTTCCAGTGGGCTTAGTTTCTTTTTCCATGCTTTGATGTTCCATTTGTTCTCTCTGTCAGTAAAATTTAAACAAAATCCAGTATAATCAGAACTTGCTTTTTGGCTTATTGCTGTATCTATTGTCAGTGTATTTCTAGTGCTTAATGATAGCACTTCATCCATTGTCCTATATTGGAAATATTCTTGTTTGAACTCTTGTGATTCACTTGATACTGGTTCTTGTTGATAAAGTGCTGACCAGTCGTATACTCCTACTGTATTCTTGATTTGATTGAGTGCATCTATATCGTATTTGTCTTTCCATAACGCTTCACCTTCTTTTCTAAATAGTTCATCTTTTATGGCTATGGCTGGAAACTTTACAACTTCCCATTTGTCGCCTCCTTCTTCTTGGGCTTTTAGAAGCCTGCCAGCCAAGTCATCTTGATGCCATCGGGTTAGAATTAGTATCACCGCCGCATCTTTCTCTAGCCGAGTATATGCTGTCGATGTATACCAACTCCAAACCTTTTCCCTTATTGTCAAACTCTCTGCTTCTTCTCGATTTTTAATTGGATCGTCAATTATCAAAAGGTCTGCACCACGTCCTGTTATTGCTCCACCTACACCAACTGCGGTATATCCTCCACCCTCTTTCGTAAGCCATTTAGCTTTGCTTTTGCTGTCGTCTCTTAGTTTAGTTGTAAATAGTTCTTGATATTCTTGTGTATCTACTAAATTTCTTGTTTTATATCCAAAGTCTTGTGCCAATTCTGATGAATAACTTGATGTGATTATTTCTTTTTCTGGGTGTTTTCCTAAATACCATGCTGGAAACATTATTGACCCTAATTCTGATTTTCCATGTCTTGGTGGAACAAATAACATTAATCTCTTTACTTCACCTTTTTCTACTCTTTCTAATTGTTTTGCTATCTCCCTATGAAGCCAGCTTGCATCGTATTTCTTTACAAACCCACAAAAAGGAATTAGCTCATTCTGTGATATCACTTTTATCGCTTCCTTTTGCAATTCCATCTGCGATGATTTGTTTTGCTCGTTCATAACTTAATTTCGTGTTATCATCCAGTTTTATATCTAATTGTTCTGCTAATTGAAGAACAAATTTCAAATACATTTCAATGCTTTTCTCCTTTCCCTCTAGCGCGTTCTGTTTAAGTTTAGCTAAAACTTCATTACCACCATTTGTGGCTTCGTTAAGCCATATCTTAATTATTTGACGTTGATTTTCTTTTTTAACTCTTTGATAATTATATGTTCCTTCTGATATACCAAATCTATCGCAAAAATTTTCTCTTGTTTCTTTGCGTTCAGCTTTAGGAGTAGCCTCCCTTTCTATCATTTCTTGTATCCATCCTTTATTTTCCACAAGGTTTTTTTCCACCTTTCTTTTTTTTACTCATACGTTTAATGTGTTGTTTAATAGCTCCCTTAATTAAATAGTTTTCAAATTCTTTTTTTGTTATTACAATAGGCTTATTATCCATGCTATTGATACTATTAAAGATCCTATTGCTGTGCCTTTAACAAGCGTATTTTTACAATCTTTTTTAGCGTCTTCATATCCAAATTCATACCCATCTAAAAATTCGTTTAATCTGCAATCTGTGCAATTAAAAATATGCCTAAAAACTTCCTGTTCTTTAGGTTTCTTTTCTTTCTTTGGTTTCTTTGATATTGGTTTTTGCATTCTTTAGCATTTCTCCTATTAGGAGCGTTTAATATGCAAATTTATACTTACATTATAAACTGTTTTTTAAATCTTTGCAAATGACGCCAAATAAGCCATTATTTAGCATTTTTGATACCTATACACCCATTCTTCTTCTGCTGCATTATCAATTTTAAGTTCTTTTAAGCATTCCTTCCAATAACAACATTCGCTATTACATGGTCTTTGACCTACTTCTTGTCTTTCTTTGTTTATTTTTGGTGAACAAGTCATTTTATTTTTAATTATATTGTATCTAGTATTATCTTATTTTGAGGCAGAGAGTTTATCAAAATTTTCATCATAATCTCTTTGGTGAACGACTATTCTTCGAAAAATATCTAAATTATCGTTGCTTATAACAACTCCAAATTTTATTTTCTTATTGCGATATGGGATAAATCCGATGTCAATGACGTTTCTTCCGCAAAAATGTATTGCAAGTTTTCCACACTGCTTATCTCCACATCCACAAGGAACTTCCCAGTATTTTTCCCAGACTTTCCCCATTTTGTTTATGTATTTATTTTGTATTTAGTATTTTAAGGGTTTTGGTTCTGTAAGCGTTAAATCCTCTGCAACTACACTCTGGTTGAGGATAATCGCATAATTCGCAATGACTTTCTTCAGGCAATCTCTTTTTTATTTCTTCAATTTGCTTTTTAAGAAGTATTTTAGTCATTTGTTCTCCTGCTTCTGCTGTTAAAATCTTTTCTTCTTTACAGCGTTTTCTCCATTCATCACAACCGCCTTCATAGGCTTTGCCTATTAGATAACAACTTTTTTCTTCTAATTCTTTTCTGTTTATTACTACATATTCTTCTCCACCGTCTTCAGAAGCATCCCAGCATCTTTCTTCGACAAATTCTGAAAACTCTTTTTTTAATTTGTTTAACATAGTGGTTAGTTAAAAATAATTAGTATCCAAATTATAAAAAATAATAGTCCTATAAAATATTTATCTAGAATACCTACCAACCCACATTACAAGAAACAAAACTATATTTTATGTGCTCAATCAAGTAGACTACTCGTGCGTGGGAATACCTGCCTTATAGAGCGTCCACGAACACCTGATAAGTTTGTCGGGTAAATTCCATTGCCAACTGTCTTACAAGCTTTCGTAAATATCTACTGGATAGAACATACAAAACTATTTATCTTTTACTCTTTATAAGTATTTTTTATTATTTCAAACAATTCATCTAAATCTGTTGCTATAATATCCCCTACCCAGTTTTTATTTATGATAAATCCATTAGTCGCACGTCTGATTGTTATAATTTTTGTTTCTTCCATATAGGTTATATTATTATCTTTTAGTTATCGGAACATTTACCTACTTCGTTATCTATATTCCTGCGTAAAACATAGTAAATATAGCGTTCATTCATAACTGTTTTGTCTACGATAGCCCAACCTTGTGAAAGCATAGTTTTTAGCTGTTCTGCTCTAAAATCTGGAAAGGCTATGTCTATTTTTATTGTTTCGTATTCCATATAGGTTATATTATTATCTTTTAGTTATTTAAATAAATCTAACACATCTTTAAGGGCGTTATAATAACCATTCTGCCATTCCTGCTGTTTTGCTATTTTGCTATCATATTTATTTTTTTCAATCATCTTTTCAATCTCTTTTTTAATTTTTTCCTTTTCCATTTTAATTATAGTTATTTATTATAATTATTAAATAATTCTTGAAAACTGTCGTACATTTTTTGAGCGTGTTTCTTATTTTTTTTCAATTCCTCATTAAACTTCTTACATCTTTTTAATAATACGTTTCTATTGGTTCCTGAGTTTCCGCTTTTCCTATGCTTGCTCATTCCTCCGCCGATTGAACTCCATTTGCTAATATGTTTTTTTTGTGAAGAATTTTTTAAATTTATTTTTCTTCTAGGATGCTTCATATGGAAATTCTTTATCAAATTTACTAAGTATATCTTTAAGAGTCATAGTTATTTAATTTAAAGAGTTAGAGATTTTTTAATTTATTTAGATTTTCCTCTTTTCCACCATTTAACAAAAGAGTCTCCGCATTTTTTACACAATAATTTCTCTGTTTTTAAATCAAATGTATCTTTAAGTCCGAAAAATGGATAACCTAATTTTCTTTTACATCTACTACACTTTTCTTTTTCAGCACCTACATCTGGGCGAATTTTAATTTGTTTCTTCATAGTTATTTAATTTAAAGAGTTAGTTTGTTAGGCGTATTTTCTATTCTTTCTTTTGCGATTTTAAAGTAGTTTTCATCTAATTCTATTCCTATAAAGTTTCTATTAAGGTTTTTACAAGCCACTCCAGTTGTTCCACTTCCCATACAGTTATCTAATACTAGGTCGCCTTCATTGGTGTAGGTTTTGATGAGATATTCAAAGAGGGCTACTGGTTTTTGAGTGGGGTGAAGCGACTTATGGTTAGGATTGCTAATCTCTATGACTGTTTTCGGTTGCATTATTCCGTTGTTTTCTGAAATATGCCCATCTTTTTCGCCAGTTTTTCCGAGTGTTCCATTACTCCTATTTTGTAGGTAGTGCCTTTTCTTATATGACTTTCCAATTGTTGTTTGGGGATTATATGTCGGCAACTTATCGTAAAATATACAAATATCTTCGTGCCATTTCATAAATTGCTTCTTCGCATTAAATACATTAGATGGTCGGGTTTTTAACCACACTAAAGCATACTTAAACATCTTGATATTACTCATCACTAACGCACTTGTAAAAGGTTGTGAAGCGGTTAAAACTATCGCTCCGTTGTCTTTGATTATTCTCTTATACTCTTTCAAAAGTGGCTCAAAGGGAATTATCGTGTCCCATTTACAGGCAGTAGTTCCATAAGGTAAATCGCATAAAATCATATCAATACTCTTATCAGGTATATCTTTCATCACTTCAAGGCAATCTCCTTGTATCAGTTCCATAGTTATTTAATTTAAAGAGGTTATGTTTTTTTTAGTCACCATTTATGCTTAATTTTTTACCATACAATTTTTCATTATCAGCGTGTATTTTTTCATACGCCGCAAGACAATCACATAGATATTCAGCTAATATAAAGTCTGGAGTATTAGAACCATTTTCAATGCTGTGCATATTTATTAGATGTTCTAGTTCTTTTTTAAATTCTTCCATATTAGTTATTTAATTTAAAGAGTTAAGATTCCCAGTAATATCTTTATGGCAAAATGGGCATTCTCTAATTTTTATATGACCAATTTCTTTGAGCCATTGTATTATTTCTTTTTTATAAAGAGAATATTTCCTTTGCCGAGATTTTTTATTTATTTCGTTTCTTTTTTGGCGATTGTTTTTAGAAAATTCAGCAGAACGTTTTACCGCAGATTTTATTTGCCTGTTTCTTCTATTATCTGATAACCAATATTTTATTGTGCTTTCAACAACATTAAACATTAAGGCTATATCTTTTATTTTCATTTTGCGTTTTCTCAATAGCCTTATTTGAGCTATTTGTTCATCTGTTAGTTTGCAATTAAGATTTTCTTCTCTTTTATAAACTGGGTATGCCATTTTTGTCATAGTTATTTAATTTAAAGAGGTTATATTAAATCCATTCTATTTGCGGTTTTCCTGTATATCCTTTTTCCCAAACATACCAAGCGAAAGCCATAGTGCTACTCATTTTTTTTCCTGTAATTTCGTCATTTGATTTTCCGTTTCTCATTGGTTGCTGGCGTTTTTTGAATACATATACAGTTTTTAGTGGGGTTTTCTGCAAAAAGGTTGCTCGTTTTTGCCCTTCAAGTGCTTGTAGTTTACCAAACATTATAACCTTTTTACTGGCTATTTTTAACGCTTTTTCTACAAATTCTTGAAATAGATTAAATGGTGGGTTAGTGATAACTGTTGGAAAATCTCCATACATATTTTCTCCAAGAAAATCAATACCACTCTTTCCATAACCCCTGTCAATCAAATCACTCGCATAACAAGATTCTAATAATTTCGCTATATGCCCCTCTCCACAAGCAGGTTCTAATGCTGGGTAAATTATTTCCTCTACTAATAAAAGTGCCTTCGTGCTATCTGGGTGCGTAGCGTAAAAGTCATTTTCTACTCTACCTCTTGCAGGATTTCCACCCGCTAATTTTCCGCCTTCTCTCATAGTTATTTAATTTAAAGAGTTTATTCTTGTTTTTATAAATTCTAATAATTTTTTGCAGTCATCTTCTCTTAAAAGTGAGATATGCCCTTGCTCTCTATTTTTATTTAATTTCCTGCATAACCACCAATAAGCCGATTTTCTTGTTTTCTCTCCCGACTGCCATATTTTATCAAATTCTCTATGGCATTTTTTACGCAATTCTCTTAATTCTTTGCCCGCTACTGTCGTTCCGCCATAACTGTCGCAATTAGGATAATCACTGCACGCTTGCATAAGTCCATAATCAGGAGCATCTTTCCCATAAATAACTGAACTATGAACTACTTGTATTCTTTTTCCACAATAAGGACACTTCATATAGTTATTTAATTTAAAGAGTTAGATTTCTTTAATTTTTCCTCAATTTCTGTGATAATTTTTTTAACCATCATTATTCCGTGCTTTTTAACAAAATCCTCTAATTCTACCGTTACCATTCCAATTTCCCTTTCAAAATCAGCTTCTGCTTCTGCTTCTGCTTCTGCTTGAGCCGCCGCTCCTTCAAAATAATCTGCTTCTTCTTGTGAGTTATACATATTTTTATTAGTTATTTAATTTAAAGAGATTAGTCTTTATAATCATTTCTTTTTCTTCTGATGTACGCCTTATAAGCTAAAATTATAGCTGTCATAAATATCAGAGTCCAAAATATATCTTCTAGTATTTGAATAACAACAATTTTAGTCCATAATAATGGCATTAGTTGTGCTGTTACATTTTCTAATGTTTTACTGTCTACATTTAAGTTGAGTGTTTTTATTGCCTCCACAATTTGTGTGATTTGATTTGTGTCCATATTATTTAATTTAAAGAGTTAGCTAAGCCTATAAGTTACATTTATTACCGCATCTTTATCGTAAAAACAAGTTAAAATACCAAACCAATGATTCCAAGAATCCATTTCTTGTCGTTGTTTTTTGCTGATGATAGAGTCGATGTATTTCATATAATTTAGTTATTATGGGGTACGGGTCGAATCATACCCCATATAACGAAACTATTTACAAATCTTGTAGTTTCCACCTGAATATAAACATAATAGCTCTTTTTCTGACATATCTTTGTGGTCTAAAATCCATTCCTCTAAAACTTCCATTTCTTCAGCATGAGAGTTGAAACAACTGTAATGTCCGCCCCAAACATTATAGCCAATTCCGTTAACTTTCGATATAGCGGTACACTTTGAGTAATTATTTTGACCTCTGCCAGACTCATTTAGCCAAATTGTATCACTTATAGCCTTTATGTCTAAAACCTCGTCTGAGGGCAATTCTGTGCGTTCTGGGGGATTCTGTGCGTGAGATACCTCTATGTAAACTGTCTTTGAGTCTAATAGTCCAAAATAATTGTAATTTGAGACTATGACTACCCCACCTGCGATTAAGAACTCTGTTATTACGATTGCTACTGCTAACTTTTTGATTTCTTTCTCTGCTTTAGCACAAAATAGTTTAAATTGTGCCTTTTTTAATTTGTACCACATACTTTTTGTTTTTATCCGACACCCTTCGGATTTTATTTTAATGGGAATAACTTAAACCATATTTTTAATAGCATCTCCAATTGTTTCGCTTTGCACATCATAAGATTTTCCATTTAAATTATTAAGACCTGCTTTTACTTCTTCTAAATCGTCCAAAATCTTTATAAGAGCCTTTAAAACAGTTTTGTTTCCTTCTAGCGTCTCTTGTATCGCTAGTATGATTGTTTCGTCCATATTTTTGTTTAATTAGGTTAATTATTAGGAGACTGGAGTTAGGTAGTGAATTGATGTATAAAATATATCCTTTGTGCCTAACTCCTATCATGATACTACCCATTATACTCCTTTCACATTATTTGTCAAGTGTTTACAAAGCTGAAATATCCGTTGTCTTGAAACCCCCATTTTTACTGCTATTTTCTCGTATGTCATTCCTTTTTCTCTCATAGCAATTATTTTATCCTTTCTTTTTCTATACATTTTTAGTTGTTCTTTTGTCATAGTGTTATAGTTCTTTAAATATGTCTTGTACCGCTTGTTTTAGTTTTGCCATCTTCCATTTAAACTTAGGATCGTCTTGTGAACTTACAATTACTTCTCCTTTTTGCTGTGAAAGCATTTCAATAAACGTGTCTAAGTATATTACCACCTTACTTGAACCCAATGGTTCTCCGAATAACTTATAAACAAGTATTGGCTCATATCCTAATTTACCTAGTTTCTCTGCTTGTTCCCACCAGTCTTTTATGTGTGGTACAGCGTGGTTCTTACATTCAATTCCTAGAGTTCTTCCATTTATATCACACTTAGTTTTTATATCTCGTTTATCTCTATTACTTGCTCCGCTTGCGCCATCTCTTTCGGCTTCAATATCTAATCCTTCTTCTTTGAATCGTTGGCAAACATAATCTTCTAATAGTTTTCCTTTTTGTTTTGTATAACTCATTTTGGAGACATTCTCATTTCGTTAGTTTGACGATTGAGAGATGATTTTATACTGCTGATTAAAATATGTATTGTTTTTAACGTTCGGTCTACTTCAGTTTTATCTCTTCCAGATTTAGATATTTTCCATAAGGCTCTCACCATTGGGTCGCTTTTCTTTTCTTCTCCAGTTCCCTTGTGTTCCTCCCAAAAACTTGCTTCAGCTAATTCTAATTCAATCATTTTTTCAGAATAATTAGCATACCAACCTGCTAAAATTAGTTGAATTGAGTCTAATTTAGCAGGGTTGTTTTTAGATCTTATAATGTCTCTACCAAATTCTGGCAAGTTTATTTCTTTATCCATTAAAATGGGCAATTTAAAGCCTTATACGTTGATTCGTCCATGTGATAGATGTCTTTGTAAAAATAATCTCTCCATTCTATTATTTTCTTTTTAATCTGTTCGTCGCTCATTGTGTCGTTTTTATAAAATTCAGTTACGATTAAAGTCGCATCTCGTCCACTTGAAAATAATCTCATTGACTCTTGTTTATCGTCTTGGAATCCTGAAATCTGACGTGCTTTGTAGTCCATTGTTGTTTTAATGTCCTTTTTAGGAAAGGAATCATACATAGGACGTACTGTGGAAGCTTGTGGTGAGTTCTGAGAGGTTTTTGTGCAAGATGTGGTATCTAATGCATCTCCTGTTCCAAAACTAGTTATATTGCGATATGTTACTTCCTTTCCGAATTGGTTGGCTTTCTTGGTTTCTTTGACATCGATGGTAACAATGTCTCCTACTTTAAGACCCAAATCTTGGTACTGGTCATACACAGGAGTTGATTTACCATCTGGGAAATTCTCAAAGAAAGAATATCTAGTAGGGTATTGCTGACCACCTACTTGTTCTTCAAGTGTTATTTTTCCACCAGACTGGTTTATGGCTGTTATTGTTATTTCTTGCATATTATTTACTTAAATTAGTTGAATTATTATATATTTCTCTTAACTGTGCTATAGGCATTGAATTAAACCCTGTTATTTTATATCCTTTCTTTTTAGCTCTTTCTTTTATAACTTTTAAATAGAACTCTCTACTTGCGTCTTTAGTTGTTAAACCTTGAGAAGTCATATACTCTTCTTTGGCTTCCGCTTCTGATTCGGATAAAATGTCATTTTGTGCGTTAGACATAATTTTATTGTTGATATGGACTTATATAAATTGTGCTTCTTATCTTGCGACAATTAAAACATACTTGAGTTAAGGCATCGTGAAATGTTGAATAAATTGCTTGTTGGGTATGGAAACTTTCACATTTTCTTATTTGCTCTCTCACTTCATCCATCGTGGGTAAATACTCATACTCAAAATAAACTTTATCTTCCTTTTTATTTTCCATAGCTTTTATAAATTATTTAATTTAGCAAATTCCCCAAAAAATTCAAATGCCGTTTCGTTATACTTTTTAGCCGCTTCTTTTGCAGTAGAAAAATAACCTAGGTGTATTTTTTTATTATTCTTATGAATAGACGCTGACCAACGGTTATTCCTTTTAGACACACCCTTAAACCCTGATGTATTGTGGGATGATATTTTCATATTCCACACATTTTGCTGACGAGTGCAAATTCTTAAGTTTTGCTTTCTGTTATCTAACTTATTTCCGTTTATGTGGTCAGTAAATAATCCTTTTGGAGTTTTGATTATTTCTCTATGCATTAGCATTAGTTTTGATATTCTTTTACCGTTTTTCATTCCAATATGGAGATTTTTTGTAGCATAGCCCCTTACTCCATATTGCCATTTATATTTGTTTATCCATCCAAAATCTTCATTGTCCACAAGTGCGAATTTCCCCTTTGTTAGTGTAATTTTTTTCATAGTATTTATAAAGCTATTTATGCTTTAATAATACTCTTAATGATTTAATTTGTCAAACAGTCCTTCACATTCTTGGATGTGTTCTCTTACTTCTTCTTGTGTTTCACAATGTTCGTAGTCAAATTTATTCATATTCTTCTAATTCCTTTAAATATTTAATAAACCATTTTTCTATTTTAGTGGTTAACGCACTCCTCGCCGCACTCGCCGCACTCACCGCCGCACTCTCATTTTTAGCAGTTGGATTTTTTATCCACGCTTTCGCCACTTCTATCGCTTCTCTTGGTCGTTTATCATAAGGATAAATTTTTTCATAATTTTTAAGACATAGTTCAGCCGCATAAATTGAAAGTGCTACACTATCTTTTTTTTGCCATTTATAGGCTTTTAAAATTCTCATATCAGTATAAACTTCTTTTTCGTCTTCCTTATAGCATTTCCCCTTAACTTCTACCTTAGCTAAAATTTCTCCTTGCACAAAACTAAAAGCCTGTTGTATTTCTTTAGAACAATGAAATCCATGTTCACACATTTCTACGTTATACTCATGTTTCCATTTTCCTACTTTCCAAGTGCAATCACCTGAATTTGATTTTATTTTTTTACCCTCTAAATTTAGAAATTTCCAACGTGTTTTCATAAGTTTTTTTATTAAATATAATTCTATTATACACGATTCACAGTTCTTGTCAAGCCTTTAACTAAAATATAATTCCCCATCTATAATATAATAATCCCATCCTAATTCTATTGCTTGTTGTTCTGTCATAAGTTTAAATATGATTACCGTAATTTTTAGCGTCATCAAATCTTCCGTTTTTCGTATTCATTATCAATTCTATTTTTCCAGTCATTCCGTTTCTTTGTTTTTGGACTATACAGTTTATTGCTTTGATATGTTCTTGGTATGATGGTTGTCTTTCTTTGTCATATTGCAGAAGAATTGCAACATCAGCATCACTTGGTACATCTCCAGACCCCTTAGTTGAAATGACATCTGAGTTTCCACTCTTTGCGCTAGCATTATCAATTTGCGAAAGTAATAAGATAGGTACTCCTGTGCTTGCAGAAAAATCTTGAAATTCATTTGATGCGT